CTATTATGTTCGCATACAAGGGTAATCCTAGGGATGAACAAGTAGAAAGAAAAGAGAAAAATAAACATTATCCTGTAATTAGAGGAAACTATTATCTCGATCCTACTAGTTCAAACCCTGACTGGACTCCCCATGTTACAGTTGAAAACAGATACAATCGTTGTATAATTTATGAAGCAGATATGCTTCATGCCCCGCAAGACGCAGGGTTCGGTAATTCCAAAGAAACAGCTCGTTTAACACAATTAGGATTTTGGCATGGCGAAAGAAGATAACACGATTGACCACAAGTACAATGAAGATATTGTATTACAAGTTTTAAGTAAGTATATAGACGATACTTACTCACAGCACTATGCTAAAGGAGGTATTCAGGCTACTGAATTTATCTTCTCTAGTGGGCATGGTGAAGGTTTTTGTATCGGCAATATATTAAAGTATGCTCAGCGATATGGAAAGAAAGAGGGTAAGAACCCTGCAGATCTGCTTAAAGTTATTCACTATGCTATAATGTTATACGGAACAAAGCACACAACAATTATAGATGGAGAAGATTATGGCAATTAGTAGAGGTGTGAAGAAGAAATCACACGAAAAATTAGATAATGCAAATGTATTAAAAGTTAAGGAACTGCTAGAAGCAGATACCCCTATCTCGAAGAAAGAAGCTTGCGACATGCTGAATATCAGGTATAACACGACCAGACTTCAGAGAATCATTGACGAGTTTACTGATGTTTGGGAACATAAAGAGAAGCGCAGAAGCCAGAATAGAGGTAAAGGCGCTACCAGAGACGAGATAAAGTCAGTAGTAGAGTACTATTTAGAGGGGGATAACGTCTCTGAAATATCTACTAGACTGTACCGTTCTAACGCATTTGTGAAAGCTATAATTGATCGAGTAGGCATCCCCCAAAAGTTGCCTAGTGGGTTCGATAGACACAGAGATATAATGCTACCAGAACAGTGCGTCAGTGATGAGTTTCGTGAAGGCGAAAAAGTGTGGAGTGCTAGGGATAATGGACTTGCTGTAATTAAGAAAGAACATACCCCCGAGTATCAAGACACAATGCCTGGACTTGGTAGAGTTGATTATGAAAAGAAGTATGGAGCTAAAGGATATCAGTTATATGTTCTTACTCCTTGCGATACTTCAAATACCTTATTTCCTTGGCTGGATGGCAGTAATATGGGACACTACTCATTTGCACTATCCTACGATCTCGGGAGCTTAAGGCATTTGGAGCAATATGGAGTCAACTTATAATATAGTTGTAGCAATGTGGGTAACTACATGGTTAATAGCACAATACAGAATTTTCTACAGAACAATAGAGATACTAGGTCGAATGGAGCCTGCTAATATAACACTCCGCTGGTGGCCGGCGGCTTGGCTCATATTCGGCATAGGAAGTTTTATAACAGTCCCTCTCATTATTTTTCCAGTTCTATCTGATAAATACAGGGACATTTTCGTACGAGGCTATGTACGAAGTTTATTGGAGATAAAAGAATGAGACGAATAATTTTAGACGCATTAGGAGCTAAGTATGAAGGAGTCATGAAGGAGGCCGCAGCTAATATAGAAATATATTTAAGACACCCAAACGGGATTGGCGAACACCCTGAGGTGTTAGAGGCAATAGATACTCAGCTTGCTAAACTAATGGATGCCCATGAGAAGCGTGAAGCTTTAAAGGAGTTTAGGAATGTCTGACCGGGACGCGGCACCTAGTCACCAAATAACAGAATGTAACAAGAAATTGATTACATTATTAGATAAAATAATACACATTGATTTAAGGGACACAGCACATCTAGCATATCGCATTGATGACTGTAAGTCTTTAGCTCGGGAACTAAGTTATGAAAGGAAGTTTTTACATTCTAGTAGACGGGGCTAAAGTACCTGTTATTCGTAATCCTTACGAAAGAATTATAACTATGTACCGAGAAAGTTGGGATTGGTGTGGGTTGGAGAAGTGGCTAGAAAAACAAGATATCCAACCCCAAGTAGAGGTATATAAGGGAGAATATCCTTTCATTGTCCTAGAACATTGGGAGGGCGATAGCAACGCGTTTGGTATAGTACCTGGCGAAAAAAGTATGCAATCGATGGCAGCATCATATTCAACAGACTATACTCGTTGGTATAGTGAAAGGCTAATCAAGGTTGTAGCTCCTATAGTAGAGCCAGACTTATTAACCTTCGGGTATACATTTTAAAAAATAGTTCTTGACTTCGCTCTCAATTACAGTTATAATAGATGTATAAATTGAGAAGAGAGTGTATGAGCGACAGATATTACAACCAAATGCTAGAAGCAACAGGATGGTGTCCTGGCTACAAGAACACACAAACTCTTAATGAGTACGAAAACATTTACGGAAAAACTACGAGGAAAAGAAAAATGGCTTGGACAGACGAAGCAAAAGCTCAGGCAGTAGAGATGTACACTGCAGAAGAACCAACTCCAGAAAACAGCATGGAAGTTGTCAAAGAAATTGCTGCCGAATTAGGTGAGAGCCCAAATGGTGTCAGAATGATTTTGACTAGAGCTGGTGTTTATGTAAAGAAAACTCCTGCGGCTAAAACCACATCAAGTGGTGGCGGTGGCGGTGGCGGTGGCAGAGTATCTGTCGCAGATGCTCAACAGGCAGTCAAAGATGCAATCTCTGACGCAGGACTGGAAGCAGATGACGCTATCATTAGTAAGTTGACAGGTAAGGCTGCAAATTACTTCGCAGAGATTATCGGCAAAGCACAGGGTTAATTCAGAGAATCACGCTAGGTAGCAGTAGTTACCTGGCGTATTTTTGTATCTGAAGAAACAACCTCACAGTTTTAACCATAGGGTTCTTGGTAGAATACAATTTTAACCTAAAAGGAACTCATGAAGAAAGATGAATTTATCAAGCAAGTCGACAAATGCGGCGATGCGATAATCACCTATCGAAGCCAAAACAGTCGTAGATTAAAGTACAACGTCTGTACTCTTGACTTCGATAACAAATACATACAATCAAAGAGGAACAGAGCACAACCTACCAACAACCAAGTGTTGTTGTTTTGTTGGGACACTGATTCTTATAGACTACTAACCCCCGAAAATGTAACTTCTATAGTTCCTTTATCAGCGATACTAAAAAATGATAGAACTTCATGAAGCCCCCGCTCTCTATGAGAAGCTAATACATTATAACGAGGCTAAGCACGAAAAAGTCTTCCTCTCCATTAACACATTCCGCGAAGTGGAATACTTATCAATCCGAAAATACTACCTTGACTTTGACGAAGAATGGAAACCTACTAAGGACGGAGTCAGCATGGTATTAGACTTTGAAAATAGTAAAGCATTGTTTGCAGGATTGGTTGAGATATTATCATTAACAGAAGTAAAAGGAATACTAGAAACCCATTTTAAGGAAGTACTAGATGAACTCTATCAATAGAAAGGTACACTTCTATGGAGATAGCCATATGCAGGGCTATGAGATAGACCATGACAGTATACTAGGGCGTAGTACTTTCAAAGAAAAGAAAGACCTAATACATCAGTTTGGATTACACCAAGCCATTGTGTACTGGAATCAGAAGATGGGTAGAGCTACTAAGATGTCTGTGTACGACTTTGCACATCGCAGATTGCCCGAAAGTTATCCTTCCTTACTATTTCCCGAATCAAGATTAAACGCATGGCCAGCTATGAGCTATGACTATCTACACCTGCGGCTAGTACATGACTATCATAAAGGTTTACTACATAAGTATGATCGCGTATTCATTGGAGTCGCTAGACCCACACGAACATACAAATTAGATAGCGTAGGAAACTTTGACTATAGATACGAAGACCTTGACGGAAAAGCCGATCAAATGACAGACATACAGTACGCCTGCTGTTGGACACTAGGTGCAAGGTCTATCATGGATTTCTGCGAAAAACGTAGTATAGAATACACCTTTCTCTCTCACTTTGATATATTTGATCGAAGTGTAAAAGACATTCATAATATCGACATCCCCCAAAACGCCATCTACACTAATATGTTCTTAGAGACTTATGAAGAAGTTATTAGTAAGGCGCTCCCTAAAGGCTTACATCATTTCGGAGATGTAAACGGGTTCTACCACCGTAATGCCGATGCCCACAAACAATTTGCAGCATACCTCGCAGATACTATATGAAAGTAGTTACATTCCCTAGGACTGGCTCGACCAAAATTTGTTTTGATTTAGCCGCAAAATATAATGTACCTTTTGTTGGGGAATTAAACCCTGCGTACAGTCCAGAGGTAGGTATAAGTGGGGCTCATAATAAAAAGAACAAACACGAAATACCTAACTGCCAACCACAACCCACACTAAAAACACTCACAGCATATATTGATGATCCAGCTCCTGTTCGCCTAATAAACAGGTGGGGCTTCTTAGTAGCCGATCAAGCAGATTATATAGTTCTAAGACGAGATGTTAGAGCTTCGCTTGAAAGTCTAAGTATACTCATTCATAAACACGCAGAAAATCCAACTAGCCAAGAGATTCCTACTATAGTTGGGTACGTTAGTATGCAAGTAATAAGTGAAATTTCAATACTATTAGCATGGTGCTTACAGCATCCTGAAAAGCAAATTATATGGTTTGAAGATTACTTTCCAGAGTATGAAAGACAGACATATGTTTCAATCAAAAAAGAAATTGTTGATGGATATGCTCCCTGGCTAACAGCCCACCTAGAAGACACTCGCATAGAAGAAATGACTCAGCTTCTTTGGACTACAACACATAAAAAATAAGTCTTGACAATAACTTATATTTTTAGTATAATAGTCTCATGAATATTTTTATACTAGACGAAAACATAGACGCGTGCGCAGAAGCTCACGTTGACAAGCACATTGTTAAGATGCCACTAGAAGCGGCACAAATGCTGTGTACAACCCATTGGATAACAAAATATGTCGGATATGTCCCAAGAAAACTCACCTCAGAAGAGTGGGGAATGGTCAGCATACGAAAAGCTGAATCCCCCCGCGCTTTCCCATATCTTCCTACAATGTACAATCATCCTTGCAGTATCTGGGCTCGCGAGTCTCTTGATAACTATGAGTGGTTGTACTGCTACAGTCTTGCCCTCGGAGAAGAGTATACTTACAGATATGGAAAAGAACATAAATCAGTGCGTGAAGTCATACTACACCTACCAGAAATCGACCTACCTCGTAACGGACTCACTCCATTTGCGCAGGCTATGCCAGATGAGCTTAAGGGATCAGATGCTATATCTGCCTACCGAGACTTCTACCACAAAGACAAAGCAACCTTTGCCGAGTGGAAATACCGAGATAGACCACACTGGTGGTCAGACACTGAAGCAAGTTACGAATCAAGAATAACCAGATAGTTTTTCTGAATAAGTCCTGCTAGCTCAACTGGATAGAGCAACGGCCTTCTAAGCCGTAGGTTGCAAGTTCAAGTCTTGCGTGGGACGCCAGAAAAATAATTCTTGACAAATCCCCAAAATCCAAGTATAATATATAATATGAATAAAGATATAAGAACATATTTGAGCAAGTGCCGCGATGCCTATTTCAATGGACGCCCAGTAATTCCAGATGAAGTATACGACCGCCTTGTAGAAAACATAAATACAGATGATGTGGGGTATGATACGGATAGCCGTTATAAGCACCCCTTCCCAATGTATTCACTCCAAAAAGTCTTTGCAGACGAAGATACAGCCCCCGATTACGGAAAAGAACCTGTGGTTACTACCACTAAGCTTGATGGCGCAGCTGTGTCTTTGACCTACATTGATGGAGTATTTCATCAAGCCCTCACTAGAGGGGATGGTAAAGCAGGGTTAGACATTACGGACAAGATGCAATGCATAGTTCCGCCCATGCTAGACAAGTATGCTTTCTCAGGCGTTAGACAGATTACTGGAGAGGTAGTAGCTCCCAAAGAGATACTTAACTCTAGAAACTATGCTGCTGGCGCACTCAATCTGAAAGATGTACAAGAGTTCAAAAAACGTGACTTAACCTTTATCGCATATGGAGTACAGCCCACTATCGGAGCCAGATGGCTTGAGGATATGAAGTTTCTTAGTAATTGGTTGAAAGTAATTTCTGCTAGTGACTGGAACGAGTTCCCAAACGATGGTGTTGTATTCCGAGTAGACAGATATGTAGCTTTTGAAAAGTTAGGTTATACTTCTCATCACCCCCGCGGAGCATATGCTTACAAGACACGGGCAGAGGGAGTAGTAACTAAACTATTAGATGTAGAGTGGAATACTGGTAAGTCAGGAGTAATTGCTCCTACAGGCATACTAGAACCTATCAACATCAACGGAGCTACAATATCTCGTGCTACACTACATAACATTGCTTTTATAGACGAAATGATGCTAGAGCTTGGTTGTAGTGTAGAAGTGATACGAAGTGGAGAAATTATACCTAAAGTTGTAAGGAGAGTAGACTAATGTTTTTATATTTAGAGACTCAGTTACAGAAAGCGTATAGAGTTTACATAACTAAGATACCCCTCGGACAAAACATTCCAGAACTTGAATTCTTTAGAGAAATGGTAGAAGGAATGGATGGCCCCGAATATTTTGAGGAGCTATTAGATGAGTGGGAAAGACTCGAACCTAACAACAAGTCCACCAACTGAATCAGATGTTATATTCAAAACCTATAAGGACACTAAGTTCACTTTGATTAAGCATGCACTCGGTTCGTTTGGAGAACAGGACGGCTATGATAAAGCCAACGAAGATAAAATTGCATACATTCGTATGTTTATAGTAGGTTCTAATCTGCTATGCGCGTACTTATTTATGTTAAACATTATAGTAGGGTGGATAGTATCGCTTCTGTAGGTAAATATAACGAAACTTATTTCAAGAATCATCCAGCAGAGGCTGCTCGTGAGGGCGTGCTTTATGGAGTTATACTTGTCAATAAAGAAACCTATGAAAGAGAGGTTATAAAAGTAGGTATCGCTAGTGGTAAAGACTGGCGTCACGTAGTTAAGAGAGCTAGAGGCTTTCAAGGATACGACCTAAGAATTCAACGCACTTGGACTAGCACTTTGTATGAAGTGTTTGCGATGGAGCAAATGCTACACGCTAAGTTCGTAAGTGATAGATTAGAACCAGCTCACAAATTTGGGGGACACACAGAGTGTTTCAAGATTACGAGCAAGATATTAGAGGAGTTCCCTAAAAAATGGTAAAAGAAGATAAAAGCACTTATGTAGAGTCAAAAAAGCCTGTCGATGAGCATAGGTTTACTGGTTGGTATTACAACCACACAGACGGAAAATACTACAGGTTTGATGACTTACCTAAACATGAATATAAATAAAGTAGGTCACACATATTTTGCTGTAGTAGAGGACTTCCTTACTCTAGCAGAATGTCGACAAGTTATACTTGCTTGTGGAGACTTTAATTTAACTAAAGTCCCAGCGGGTATGTATAGTGGTTGGAAAACGGGAGAGCAAAATCGAAACATTGCTACTCCCCCAGTTCTAATGTACAAGTCCAAATTTGACAAGGCTTTCAGCGAATTTAATGAAAGTACTTATGATTTTTACCTGACTCGAGAGTACTCACACTTTGTGAACGAGTATGAAACAGGTCAGATATTGGACTGGCACAGGGACGAAGATGAATCCGTAGAGGATTTATATAAACGAACACCTGCAAACAGGCTATCCTGTAGTATCTTCCTCAATGAGGATTTTACAGGCGGAGAGTTTACTCTCGATGGAATAAATTCTTGGCAACCTAGTGTTGGTCAAGCAATATTCTTTCCATCAGCACAGTTGCATAGAGGTGGGCGTGTAACACAGGGCACAAAGTATAATTATACTGTGTGGGCAAAGGGAGACAGGGGTGCATAGATTATGGTATCTATGGGCTCGTAGTTTAGGAGATAAAAGTGGGAAAACTGACAGAGATGCTGATATTGTTGCAATATTTAGGACAGTCATCGTGCTCGTTAATTTTGCTACTTGCTTCTTTATTATGTCAGGAGTTATTCATCAATGGTAGTTAAAGGTATAGCCGAAGGCTTCCATGACGCTTCAGTCGCATTAGTTGACAAGAAGGAGATTATTTGGGCAAAACATGCCGAGAGAATCACTAGGAAGAAGAATGATAGACATAACCCACAAAGTCTTCGTGAAGCTGACGCACAAGCATCGGTTTTCTACGAAAACGTACCACTCAAAAACCAAAGGCGATTGAAGTTTAATCAATCTCCTGTTTCAACAAAAATTTTTGATGAATGTAATTACCACTTGGAACATCACGAAAGCCACGCAGCAGGAGCGTACTACACATCGCCGTTTACCGAAGATGTCGTTTGTCTCGTGATTGATGCGATTGGAGAATGGACATGCAGCAGTGTATGGATAATTAAGAGTGGAAAATTGAAAAAAGTTTATGAGAAAATTTATCCACATAGTATTGGCCTGTTCTATAGTGCTATTACGAAACGTATTGGTTTGAAGCCAAACGAAGATGAATACATAACTATGGGAATGGCGGCATATGGCACTCCTTGTGTTAATATGGAATACTGCTTTAATGATTGGGCTAACTGGCACAAGGGGTTTACTCTAGATGATTTTAAAGGACATAGTCCTGCAGACATTGCCGCAAGTGCCCAACTTCAAGCAGAACATGAAATAGAAATGCTAGTACAGAAAGCAGCCCCTTGGGGTAAAAACTTATGCTACGCAGGTGGGGTCGCTCTCAACTGCGTAGCTAATTCTAAAATACTGCATAACTATTTTGATAATGTCTGGATTTACCCAAATCCAGGCGATGCGGGCAGTAGTTTGGGTGCAGTCCTAGGCCATACTAGAGAGCATGTAAACTACAGCCCTTATTTAGGAACTAATATTGATAATCAAATCAACCCTCGAGAGGTGGTTGATTACATACTTAAGAAAAAGGTAGTAGGAATAGCTAATGGAAAAGCAGAGTTTGGGCCTCGTGCTCTTGGCAACAGGAGTTTACTTGGCGACGTACGGTACGACATCAAAAGTACAGTCAACAAAATTAAAAGACGTCAACAGTTTAGACCCTTCGCTCCCGCAATTCTATCGGAGTATGCTGATGAATACTTCGACGGGCCAATGAATAAGTATATGCAGTACACTGCACAGGCAAAACATGATTACAGTAGTGTAACTCATGTAGATAATAGTGCTAGAGTACAGCTGGTCACACCTAAGTGCCAAACAGTTCTAAGACCAATATTAGAAGAATATTATGAGAAAACGGGAGTACCTATGCTATTAAACACGAGCCTTAATATAAAAGGGCAGCCAATGGTAGACAACTGGCAAGATGCTCTCGATTTTCAAAAGATGTATGGAGTAAAAGTATTTTGAGTATTTTATTTGTAGGATGTAGTTTCACCAATGGAATGGAATTAAAAGATAAACAAGTATCTCGTTTTAGTGCGATAGTCTCTAAAGAGTTAGGGTATAATCAATGGAATGAAGGTAAAGTTGGTGGAGGTAACGATTATATACAGAGAACTGTATTTAATGCTGTAATTAACAACCAGCTATACTTTAACACGCCCATAAAGAACTTAGGAGTTAAGAAGCACGGGTACAACAACAGAACACAAATAAAGGGCGATTATATAGAAAAGTTTATGTTTGAAGATACCTCCAAGGAAGGAGTGTATCATCAAACTTTCCAGACTAACAAGCAACCCTCTACTCAGGGCAAGCCTAAGTTAGTAGTATGTATGTGGTCAGGTATTAACCGCCATGAAGTACTAAGGAAATCAATTATTGCGAACACTTGGAGTTGGACTATAAACACATGGGCACGATTTGGATTGAATCCAACAACCCTAATGGCAACTCCAGAAAGCAAAGCATACTGTGATAATCAGTATGTACCAGGCACAAGAGACATTCTAGAAGGCTATATGAAAAGAGTTAGAAATGGCCATATGAATCTACGCCTTACCATTGGCAATATGCTAGCGGTAAAATATTTTCTGCAATCGCAGGGAATCCCACAATTACACTATGTATTCTCTAGTGGGCAATATAAGCCATTGCTACCAGTACTAGACTGGGATGTATATGAGAACACGAATACGTGGTGGGACGGAACAGATATAGATAGAAAGACAGCAGTTAGAGAACTTCCTGTTTTAGAGTCAGAAGGTTTTTATGATATGACAAAACGACTTAACCTACCTATAGGCTCAAAAGACCACCCATTAGAAGAGGCGCATGAAGCAATGGCACAGCGCATTATCGAGGATATAAAAAAGAATGAAATTTTTAAATAAATTAGTCAAGCGCATAAAAACTATGTGGTTTGAGTGGCAGTTGAGAAGAACTTACACTTCGGACACCTATGTCTATGAAGAAGATGAAATTTTTGAACCTGAAAAAGAAAGTTAGGATACAAAAAATAGTTCTTGACAAGAGGTTAAATTTCCTCTATAATATACAATATAAATAAGAAAAGAGAGAAAAATCTAAATGAGCCAAATTTTACCGCCAACTGCTTGTCCTTCCTGTGAGGGTGATGTAACTTGGGTTAATGACCTAGTTTACTGCCTTAACAAGATGTGTCCAGCACAGTGGAGTAAGAAATTGGAACACTTTGGAAAACTCTTAAAAATCAAAGGATTCGGCCCAGCTTGCATAAGTAAGTTGGATATCGGAGACTATCCAGAATTGTATGAGCTAACTGTTGAGGATATTTCCTCAAGACTGGGCTCAGAGAGACTGGCTCTAAAATTAGCTACTGAGATTGAGAAGTCAAAATCAGTTGATTTGCAAACTTTATTGCCAGCTTTCTCAATTCCACTTTTCGGTCGGTCAGCTTCTCAAAAATTATGCGAGACTATATCTTCACTCGAAGATATCTCTGAGAAAAGTTGTACTGAAGCGGGTATTGGCCCGAAAGCTACAAGCAACCTAATGAACTGGTTAGAATCAGAATTTTATCCAAATAAATACAAAGATAACCTTCCTTTCAGTTTCTCAGCAACTAAAGTTGTTAAACGAGAGATTGTAGGAACTGTCTGTATTTCAGGTAGACTCAATTCATATCCCAGCAAGGCTCATGCGGCGGAAGTTCTGGAAAAACACGGCTATGCCGTGAAAAACAGTCTGACAAAGGACTGCACTCATTTAATCAATGAGTCAGGAATTGAATCAGCCAAAACACAGGCAGCGCAATCACGCGGTGTCGTTATAATAACAAGCATTTTAGATTTAATTGGAGAATAGTAAAATGGCATTACCAAAATGGACAGACGAGAGAACATCATCTCTTGAGAGCTTTGTAGGCTCTGAATCCCCAGTATCTCAAGCTACTGTAGCTAACGCTGCAGACGAATTAGAAACTTCTGTAAGAAGTGTTTCTTCTAAGTTGAGAAAAATGGGTTATGATGTAGAATTGGCTTCATCTAGCAACACTAAATCATTTAGTGACGCACAAGAGGCTACCCTTTCAGCATTTGTAACTGATAACTCAGGTTCTTACACATACGCTGAAATTGCTACGAATTTTGAAGGCGGAAACTTTTCTGCTAAGTCAATTCAAGGCAAAATCCTTTCAATGCAACTTACAGAGCATGTTAAGCCTGCTCCTAAAGTTGAGTCAGTTAAGACTTATTCTGAAGCTGAAGAAGCAACTTTTGTTGGCCTAGTCAACGATGGTGCTTTCATTGAAGAGATCGCTGAAAACCTAGGAAAGAGTGTAAACTCTATCAGAGGTAAAGCACTTTCATTGTTAAGAGCTGGCGAAATTAACGCTATCCCTAAGCAGAAAGAAACTAAAGGTTCAGGCAAAGCAGATCCTTTGGCTGACATGGAAATTGACAGCATGACTGTCGATGCGATTGCCGATTCAATCGGTAAAACCGTAAGAGGCGTCAAAACTATGCTCACGAGGCGTGGTCTTGTATGTGCTGACTATGACGGATCAGCTAGAAAAGAAAGAGTTACTCAATAAGCAACTTTTAATTGTCAAGATTGTAGGGGAGTTCGCTCCCCTGCTTTTTCTTGGGAGAGATTATGACAGTAGAAAGTGCACTTATAAAACAACTTTTATCGCAAGGAGATTTCGAGACTTGGAACCGCTTACAGGTTCATTATTTACCTGAAGGCGAGTACCAAAAGATCTGGAAGGTTGTGGACAAGCACGTCCATAAATTTCATGCGCTTCCCTCTTTTGAGGATTTAAAGTATGAAATACGTTCCAGAGAGCTCCAGGAGAAAATTTTTGCGATAGAAGCTGTGGACACAGATGTCCCAGCACATGAGCTACTAGAATACCTTAAGGATTCATTCACTCAGAATGAGATTCTTATGAAGATAGAACACTATCTAGACGAAACAATTTCCGTTGCAGACGCAAAGGAAAACATTGACTATCTCCAAGAGATGGTCGTACAAGTTCAGGACAGAGTAAATACTGCTGATGATTCCGATACAATGGAATCAGTAGAGTTATTCGATTCTGAAGAAGATTTAGCTAAATATCTGCCTCTTGGTCTTAACCAAGACTACGATCTTAGCTATCAATTCTCTCCCAAAGATTTGGTCATTGTGGGGGCGCAACGAGGTCACGGAAAATCATTTGCTTGCTGTAATATGGCTGTCAATGCCCAGCAATCAGGACGTTCCGTGCTTTATTTTACTATCGAGATGGATCAGCGACCCATTCTGCAAAGAATGTGTAGTATGGCCACCGGTGTACCACTAGGCAGACTTATAAAGAGGAATCTTTATGAGAAAGAGTGGAAACGCATCGGTCAGTGGTGGGCAGACAGGTTTGAAGGTGGCAGTGAAGTCCTAGCGGACTGGAATGTCGCAGAAGACTTTGATAAGTTCCACTATGCACTGACTCGAAAATGTGAATTAAAGGAAACGGCTCAGTTAGATGTATTCTATGACCCTTCTCTTACACTTGCTAAGATTATTAGTACAGTTAGGCAGAAGAAAATAGAATATCCCGATCTGGGTATGGTAATTGTAGATTACCTAAACCAAGTACGTCGTCACAATGCTCCAAGTCGCTCTGGTCAGTACGAATGGACTGAACAAATAGAGATTTCTAAGGGATTGAAGGCACTCGCCCAAGACCAAGAAGTATTGGTCATATCAGCGTTCCAAACAGACCCTAAAGGACAGGTAAGATTCTCTAAAGGTATCGAAGATGCCGTAGATGCATCATATACCTTAGAGCATTGGGGTAAAGAGGAGAACGCAATCAAATTCAAATGTAATAAAATGCGTAGCGGAGAGATGAAGTCATTTATCTCTGAAATTGACTGGGAAACACTAAAAATTGGCCCTCAGAGCGCTATGGATCCTGATGAACGTGCTGAGTTGAAAGACAGTATGAACACAGGGGAGGATTATAGTGATCTATAACCGTACTGCTCGCGACTTTCAGGTAGCTTTGTTCGCTTTTGACGTAGATTATAAGTTTTTTAGTCATTTTCCAGAAAATTGGCAAACAACAGTC